ACACCCGCTGCATAGTACTCACCTCCTTGCTCGGTCTCCCATTTACCCGCAGCTTGTGAATCCTCTCTGAGTCTTGTTTTAAACACTTCTTGATATTCAGGGGAGTCAATCAAAGTTTTAGCCTTACGACCAAAACGTATTGCGAGTTCTGTGGTGTGTGTTGTCTGTATAATTTTAAGATCAGGTTTACGTCCCACCATCCAAGAGGGAAGAAGAAAGGACGCGAACTCTGACTTAGTATGCCTTGGCGGCATATTAATAATTAATCTTTTAATTTTACCCTGTGCTAGCTTGTTGAACTTGTCAGCAATTTTTTTGTGATGCTTGCCCTCGATAAACTCTGGCCATACGTGTTTGACAAAATCTAAGAACGAGTCGTGGACCTTGGATTGTTTGGTCTTCTCGTTTAGCTTCATGGCTAGTTTTAGGAATTCTTTCTGCGCGTCAGGCGGCAGCTTTTCAATAAAGTCTTGTTTCATAAAAATTTTTGCAGAATTTTTTACAACTCTGTTTCCCTCTTCATAACGATTTTACAGCTGATCTATCTCTAAATCAAGCAGCAAAGGTAAATCTATTGGGACCCCTTTTTGCAAAAGGGTGGTGGGGGGTGTTTATTTTTTTTCTGTGATGCGATCCGCTCGGGACCCCTCGGGAGCCGCGCACAACCTATGGTTGTGCGCTTTATTAACAGAAAGTTAATCTAGTAATACCATGTATGCTTTCGCATTGTGTTTCATAAACCATGCAAGTTTATCTCTCATCTTTTGCCAATGCTTACTCACGCCTTGGCCAAGTTTATAATCCTCCAGAGTCGCTTGCACTTCGTGGATGAATATCTCATCATGAATCTTAGCCTCTGTTGGTGTTAGCATAACAGACTCACCATTAAATCTGTTAACTCTTTTTTCTGTTCTTTCTGTTGTCATGTTTTCCTTTCTGTTTATGTATGGGATTATATATTATAATCTATACATTGTCAACCCCTTTCTTTTCAATGGTCCAATTATTCCAGGAATACCCATAGTTATTGTTATTCGTTTCTTTTACCGGATCGTTGATCGGCGTTTCGAGAGCCTCGCGTCGTGGTGCGATTGCAATGACTTGTTGCCAATGTTTATAAAAGAAATCAGTATAACAACCTTGACTACAAAAGACAGACCAAACAGAATTCCTATTCCATTGAGTTTCTGTTATCTTTCTAGTTCTTAATACTTTGTTTCCTTTGCTACCTCGCACTCGGTCAACTGTTGTATTTGTATGGCAGTTGGGACCATGACACCAATTAAACGTCATATTTTGGCAACCCCCCAAATATCATTGTTATACTTAAAAACAATAATAGTATTGAAACAATTAAATGTGATGTATGGAATGCAATAATTAAACTTACTTGCGCCATTACTACACCCAATAATAATAATAATAATTTCATTTTATCCTTTCTGTTATGTATGGGATTATATACTAATCCCATACATTTGTCAATAGTTAATTAATAGCTTGTTGTTGTTTTTCGTATAATAACCTTTCTGCTATTTTTTCTGCTCTTGTTTTCTCTCTTTTGTTTTTCATACTTTTAACCCTATCAGCTAAATTTTTAGGATTATAAATAGTCAAACCAGTTGAGTTAGTTCTAACAATTTCTGCGTCAGTAATTGCAAGACCAAGTTCGTTGCAAAGTTCTATTGCCTCATCAAGATATTTATAACCTTTTAAACCAAGTTTGATTTCTTTCATTTGATTTAAAATAGACTTAATCCAATTTTCATGTGCTCTAACAAAAAGACCTTTCTGTCTTTTCCAATCCATTAAGAACATGAATTCATCTTCGGAACATGCAATAGAACGATCTCTACAATAATCTCTACCAATTAAATCTAATTGATATTTTTCATTCCATTGTTTGCCATAACCACTATCATCATTACCAAGATATTGATTATTGTTATCAGTATATTTTGTTTTGTGTGGGTTATTATCTTTGCCCTCTTGTTCAATCAAAATATCTGCGTTGCAGTTTTCTTGTGCATTGATTTCATCACGATACAAAGCATAGCCATAAGCATAATCTCTTGAAGATGAATAATTATTATCGGTATCAATAGAACCATTTAATCTAAAATCAAAATGCTTTTCTATTGTTGCGTCCTCAATTTTTAGATTGTTGTCATAGTCCCTTGTTTCTTTTTTACCCATGTAGTGAAAATGAAAGCAACTATCTTTTGCAATAGTATTTACATTTTCAAATTTATTTTGAAGATACCATGCTTTTGCAACATCATCTTCGGTATAATGCCTACGAACAATTTTTTGTGCCATTTTCCATGCGTCATCATTCAACTGAATTTGGTCGCCTTTCAAATTATCGTAAGTTTGCTTTTCGTGAGTATCTTCTTGTTGCAAGTGTACTTTAATACGATTTGCAATTTTATTTCTGTACTCTTGGTTTAATCTTATTCTACTCATGCTACCTCTTTTGTTAAGACCAATGGTTTTTCATATTTAACAATAGAATATGAAACATTGTCTTGTTTTTCTATTAGTTTATAACCTTGCAACATATCATTCGCTTTATCAATATCAGTTGCAAAATCCATAACCCTATATGTGTTTTCCATATTTTCGTAGTCTATTTCTTTTATTATTAAGTATATCACTTTTTTCCTTTCTGTTTGTTATTTATGGGATTATACATTATAATTAAATTCATGTCAACTAAAATCTTATCTTATAATTTCCAGTCGCAGTCCTATAATTATTTGCGTCTATATCAAAATAAGTTATGCAGTTATTACCACTCTTGCTTGTAAAGTATCTGCAAAGACTATCCCATTTTGCATTTCTTGATATATGTTTTTTATGCTTTTTAGCATAATAAGTTATTGTAAAATGTTTATCATTTTCCATATATTATCCTTTCTGTTATTATGGGATTATATATTATAAGCAAATTAAAGTCAAGAAAAAAAAAATAAATTTTTTTTATTTTATCTATTGACTTATGGGAAATTATAATATATAATAGAAATCAAGGCTCCAGAGTCATGAGCCTTTATAATAACTGACTTATGGGACTTGCACCAGAAAAAGCAAGTGGGATTAGCTGGAGGGGTTGAGTTGAAAGAGACTTAAACGCCAGCCTGATCCCTGGTCCAACTCGTAAAATGATGAGTAGATAATCTACGCTGGTTGGACCTGGGATCAGAACTAGTACAGGGCGCCTGGACTTTCCGGGCTATATTCTAGGTCGCGAGCACCGGGCGGTGCTGGAACAGGGATGGCTACCACGGGGCTAACTTTGGACTGTTCTCGCCTATTAGCCACTAGTACTGATCCCTGGTCTAGTGAGCGTTCTCACAGGAATACGCGCACGATGGTATGTGCCAAATAAACTTCGTACGGGTGCCATCGCGCTAGACCTGGGATCAGTAGGAGGGTGATCTAATTCCGGACAGCCCTACTGATCCCTGGTCCAGCGATAAAGGAAACCAGATAAGTAGCGATTATCGAACCGCGCTGGTTGGACCTGGGATCAGTTGTGATTACAGGCAGGGCAAGATGCAGAAGCTGTAATTGAGAAGCTCTGTTGCGCGACAACTGGTAAGGCCTTTCTATTAGTGCCCGGCTGTTTACAGCCGCTGGCGTGAAGAGAAGGGCCGCAAGCTACAAGCTTCAAGCAGTTTAGAATTATTCTAAACTAGAAAAAAGAAAAGCGACAAGCTGCAAGCTCCAAGCTTGACAATTTGCAAGCATGGGATTATATAAGAGTAAACAGAAAGGATAATATGAAAGTAAAAGAAGCAGCAGCCATCACAGGTAGCATGACCAGAACCAGCAAGATGCCTGGCCTGAGCTACAGTCTTCCAGCATGGGAATGCAAAACAGGCAGCAAGCTACGTAAAATTAAAAATTCAGTTTGTTCTATGTGTTATGCGCTCAAGGGTAATTACACAAGATACAAAGCTATTAAGGCAGCGCAATACGTGCGCCTTCGATCGCTTAACGATTCACGCTGGACCGCTGCGATGGTTGCACAGGTGAAGCGCCAGAAGTATTTCAGGTGGCATGATGCAGGAGACGTACAGAGTCTGGACCATTTAAATAAAATTTTTGAAGTATGCAAGCTCACCCCGGACACCAAGCACTGGATGCCGACGCGTGAAGCGTGGATCAAGGACCATCTGGACAGGGCACCTGCAAACCTGGTGATTAGGTTCTCCCCTCCAATGATTAACCAACGCAATGACAGCTGGCCCAACTCTTCCATGGTTGTGGATAAGGGCTTTCACACGTGCCCCGCTCCGGCACAGGGCGGCAAGTGTCTTGACTGTAGACAGTGTTGGGATCCTTCAGTTAAAGTTGTGAGTTATGGAAAGCATTAAAGAATTCCCGCGTGGAATATCGGATCAGGCAATTAGTTTAAGAGCTCACGACGGTGAGTGCGAACGTTCGCCTGGTCCGGGCCTCAAGCTACAAGCTGCAAGCGACAAGCTTCAAGCTACAAGCTACAAGCTTCAAGCGTCTGGTGAAGCTGCAAGCAGCAAGCGTTGAATGTGGTCCCAATCGTCAAGCGCCAAGCATGGCGTTTCGCGATGATCGGACAGCAGACCGTGGATCGCTGTACTCTCATAAAGTTTTATGTGTCCATGACAGGCGTCTTGGACTATGATAAAGTTACGTTTAGTTCTGGTTTGATGAAACAGTTTTTGGTGGGGTGAGAATACTATTTTTGGACCCCGTGCTATCTTCATCTCACACATAAAAAATCCGCATGAATCATGATAACCAAGCAGATCTGGGGTACCAAAAGAGGACCAAGATTCCAGTCTTGTCCACTGTATTTTGGGTGTATTTTTTTTAATAATCTGCCAAAATTTTGACTCTGGTTTCATCGTACGAAGCCTTATAAATTTGTTTTAAAACTGTTGTCCAAGGATTCAAATGATAGTCCTTTGCACAGCCTGATAGCAGTATTAATATTAGTATTATTCTCACAATTGACTGATACGCTAGATTACGATATAAGTCAAACATTATGGGAGTTCCAGCTAAATTAACAGAGAGACAAATAAAGTTTGCAGAGTTATTAGTTTACAATGAAGGTAGGCTATCACCAGCAGAGGCAGCCTTTCAGGCAGGTTATAAGACAAGGCCAAGACAGGCAGCGTCAGAATTAAGAAACCCAAAGATATCTCCTTTGGTAGTTAAATACATTGGTGAGCTGCGAGCAGAAGTGCAAGAGAAGTATGGTATTAGTTTTGAGAAACACATATCAGAGTTAGCACAGATTAGAAATCAAGCATTAGAAAAAGGTGCATGGTCTGCAGCTGTGAATGCTGAAGTTGCACGTGGAAAAGCCGGTGGCCTTTACGTTGACCAAAAACTTGTCATGACTGGTAACGTTGACAATATGTCAGCAGAAGAAATTAGAGATAGACTCAAAAAGATTCTAGATGACAATAAAGAAATTATTAATATTACGCCTGAAGAGATAAAATTAGAAGAGCTAGAATTATCAAAAGCATCAGACCGTGAGACTGATTAAATATATTATTAAACTTTTGCCAAACTCTTAGGCCGTTGTTTCTTATTTTTCTTATCCATTCCATAAGTTACTCCTTGTGGGTTAGGACCACGCCTTGGTGGTAATAGGTTCCATTTTACGTTAGGCATATTCTTAGTCAAGGTTTTATTTTTCATTTATTTTTTCCATTTTAATTATACACCCAATTGGAAATACATTTCTATCACTAAATAATTCATCATTTTCTTCGTAAGATGCAAACGTCCAAATATATTTTTTATTTCTATCAAATAAATATGCATGAGTTATCATTGTAGAAGGTATCAAACCTAGCGAGTCATGTGCCGTAGCATGGCCCGAATCGCCCGTCGGATCGATCCAGGTAATTTTGTAATAATAATATCTTTTTTTGTTTATAATTACAGATTTATATTTTGATTTTTTAGGACGTCTCATAAGAATCTTATACTATAAGTGAAATTTTTGGGTAAAAAAGTTTTTAAAAATAAAAAAATTGTCTCGCGCGCCGAGTACATATACAGAAAACCTAGTAAAATCAATGCTTATTTGACTGTGCCACGCTGTGCCAACCCCCTTGGCACACCTATTAGTCAACAATACCAACGATAATAGCTCAAAAAACCACTGTGCCATCTGTGCCACCCAAAAAAAGTTATCACTGAAAAAAAAATTTACCCTAAAATTTCTCTTATAGCGCGGCACACTACTTATCTTTGAACACATTTGTGCCATATTTTATTATCTTTTTTACTCCTGGTCCTTGTATTTCAAACTTTGCATACGGAGACCATTGTTTACGTATCAGATTTAGCTCTAAAATCAGATTCGACCATTGTTTGGGACTTATGTTTGTCCCGACTATATTCACCTTTTTCATAATCTATACACAGCTTACCATCTAGGTGGTCCATCTCATGTTGTATGCATCTGGCCTCTAAATTGTAAAATGTTTTCTTCTCCTCCTTTCCATTTATATCTTGATACTTTAGAATGATTCTAAGGTGTCTTTTTACATCTCCTTGTTTTCCAGGAGCTGATAAACAACCTTCAGTATCACGTAATGTTTCATCAGATTTCTCTATAATTTCTGGGTTAATAAATACTTTGTATTCTTCTTGGCTGCGTGAGCAATCCATAACAAACATACGAAGTTGATACCCAACTTGTATAGCTGCAAGACCAATACCATGATTTTGGTACATAGCTTTTGCCATAAATTTTATAAGCCTACTTGTCTTATCATCTAGTGGAAAAGGCACGTTATTGCTTACTGATCGCAAAAATACGTCAGGATGTTTGACCAATTCTATATACATGGGGCTTCCACTCTCGCTTCCACCCCACTCCCTAGGGATATATTAACTCTGTTTATATGTTTTCGATCTAAATAATTCATTTCTGTCTGCTTTGATTACAAGTCTTGCTGGATTAGCATCACCTATTATATTGCTCTCTTGTATTTCAATACGTCTGACATCTTCTAAATGTCCTGACATACTTTCAATATATACTGGACAATCAGATATCATAGTTCCTTTTTGTCCGTCAGTAAATTTTTCAAGTATTTGTTGTAGATCTCTTAGTCTCATAATATTCGTTAACCCTTTCTAACCATTTGTGTTTATATTTTCTGTATTCTTCACCAGCAATTACAAATTCCTGGTAAAAATTATCTTTACTGCACATCATAATAACAGCTTTAGTTATTGCTGTTTTGTATACAAAGTCATGTGCCATACCGTATGCAGCTAATTGTAGACAATAGTCTTCAATCCATTCTCTTTTCTTTGGTTTGTTTGTTTGTTTAAAATCTATCACAGCCATATCACCTTTGTGTGTTGCAATTAAATCTGTTTGTCCTGCGTATAGGCCAGGATAATATAAGGTGCACTCACTGCCATAAAATTCTGTGATGTTTGATAAACCATTTTGTATAACTTGCATGGCCATGTTGTGTGCTTGTTTACCCACGTTTGTTAAATCAAGATAACCTTCTTCTAAAATATACTTTTCAAGAATCTTGTGCATGGCTGTACCCCGTGCAGCAGACTCATCCACGATCCGCGTCGCGTTTTCATCGCCGACCCGATCACGCCACGCTTGCAGCGATTCGCGCTTCTCGGCCGGTTCAGTCGCTTTCAATATAGTTGTAACAGAGGGTAGTTTTTCTTTGCCATTGATTTCATAATGACGTTTACCATCTATCATTTCACGAATCGTTTTTGGGTAGATGTAATTATTATTTCTTTTCATTAAATATCTAGATCTTTAGGTAGATCTTCTACAGTTACTAAATAATTATATTCTTTACCTCTATATTTTCTAGACATTCTTAAATAAGCTTTACCAGTGTATGTAGCATCTTCTTCATAATTATTATATGAATCTTGAAACTCTTCATCGCTTTGTTGAATATCATCATGAGTCAGTGCTTTGTTTTTTCTAACTCTAAAACCAGTGCCACCCCATACATGTTGTTTCTTATCTTTACTACCCATTAAGTTAATAGCATCCTCTAAACCACTGAATCTTAAATCTAAAAATCTTCTATCAATTGATAAAAGTTTACCCCATGGTAATTTCTTTTTTCTTTTCATTGTTTCCTTTCTCCTTGTATTTTTCTTAAATAATATACACTACGTTGCCAGGCCCACGCATTAATCGCACCGGCAACACCATGTATTTTGTTATAGAATCTATATAAGATGATGTTTTTCAACTACAATTTCTCCTTGGCTATCACACTCCTCACAATCAGCCCATATCTCTTCTTTGGCTAAGTGGTAAGGTATTCTTATATAACCATTACCGTTACATTCTTTACAGATTTCTTTAATCACCTTTTCCGTTTTTATATCCATTTTTTTTACCTTCTTTCTTTGCTAGTAGTTCTATTGTTTTACTAATCGTAAGATCTGCTTCAGTTACCTTACCCGCAGATAGATATTTAAGTATCTTGTAAGTAGGCATACTTACAGATACAGATTTAAATTTAGCTGGATCAGCCATGTTATTTGTCCTTTCTTGTGTTATTATTATAACTCATATATGGGATTCTATAGTAATAAATCAACCCTTGCAAGAGATATTTTTTTAATATAAAATGTGAGTCTCTTCTCACACCTTTTGTTTGCTCATTCCTTTCTTGGAGTGAGCAGACAGTTTATGCTGGTATTTTAGGTTTAGGCATCGGTAAAATAATCTTATACTCGTGACACTCGAATTTTATATAGATGTCGTGTTCGTTGACATCTTTTCGCCCTATTTCTTTTATCTTCTTTCCACTCTCTTTGTAGCCTTCAATCATGCAACCATATTTATCATAAAACCTGTCAGGCCATATGTATGGATCTAAACATGTTTTTTCTATTGCAGAACACATATATAAAATTAAAGCTACTTCCATTATCTTGCCTTCCCCTGGCCCCGGTATTTTTTAAAACTACGCCGGCGCGATTTGTTCATTTTTGTTAAACTAGGATGACGTCCAATACTCGTTTTGTGAAATACAGGTTCATGTGCTACGTGATCTTTAAATTTTTTCGCCATCTTCCAACCATTCTTTTACAAATGGTGTAGCATCTTTTGGAGATGTTATAACTGGCAGATAAGTTATTTTACCATTTATGTGTTGTTCTAAATCTGCTCCACAATTCATACACCTAAAAAAACATTTATCTAATCCAACTAACATCGTAAACTCATTACATGTTGGACACTTACCATTAACTACTTCTGCTTGAAATTTTAAATTTTTCTTCATCAATCAAGTATTAACTTCTTAATCGATAAACTTCCATCAATATTTTCTTCTAATTCTGCCATAGACTTTATACACTGGTGTTGTATATTTTTTCCTGTTTCTCCACGAGTTGCAATTCTTTTCCCTTTTAAGCACATCGACATTGAAAATTTTTGTGTCTGAGGATCAAACTGAATTCTATGTTCCTTAATCTCTCCGTTGACAATCATAAGTAGAGCCACCACTTCAACAATCATATTTCCTCACATATATTAATATAGATAATATAATTATTGAAACCACAGAACCTATAAAAAATAAACCTATCATACTGTCTTACCTTTATTCTCACCTTCTTTGATTACATATTTTTGTGTACCATTTTTACCGTGTTCAACAGATTTTTTTAGTTCTTTAACGTAACTCATTTGTTTAGCCTGTTTATTTATGTCAGCTATATAGTCTAAAACTTTTTTAGTAATTCTTCCCGTTGCCATTTTCCCTTACCTTATCTTTTAGTTCTTCAATATCATTTAATGCTTTGTCTAATTGTGATGCAAGAAATTCTATATTAACTTTGTTTGTCATGTTCATCTCTTGAGTCTTTTCCATCTTCTCTACAGACTTATAAAGATCTTCGAGTAAAAAATGTTGTTCTTGGTCCACGGGTACTTGCTCAGATTTTTTTAACAAATCATTTTCAAATAGCTCACGTGAAGTCTCCAGCGATACCAGCCTAGCCGTCAACTCGGTGTAAGCGAACACGCCGGCTGCGACGAGCAAAATCAAACTAGCAACCGTCTTCATCGGCATCTGCACGGCAGCGGATTCAGATATGTTTAATGGTTTGTTGCTCATTTAGGTATATATCCTGGTTCTAAAAACAGAGCCATCAGGCAAAGTAGTATAATCAATACAGCTGTAAAAGTGTAATTCATCCCTGGCTACCTCTATTATCATAACCAAGTATAATATATTATTTGTCCTCTATTTCATAGAACATTTTGTCAGTATCCTCCGTAATCCAGCCCTTATTCTCGACGTTCCATTCTGTAGTTTGAACCTTATAGTCTGGTATGTCGTCTCGTGTGGTAAAATTACTAATATTCCAAAGAATGCGATTATTAGGTTGAATTGAATAGTTACCATTATCAAGAGCCATAACATGTCCACACTTATGCTCGTGAGGAATCTCACTGTGTTCAGTGTCCAGAATGTTACTTTCAGGATGACACCAGTCAATGGTGAACAGATATTCACCATAATATAATTTTTTATCTTTTCCGAAGTATTTACCGCGTTGTGATGTTAGATAATTAAACATATGCACGCTAGGGTAATAGCTGAAACTATTCCACAATTGAAGCGTGTCGACAGGCATATCAGGCACTTTGGTTCTATCGAGATCCTTTTGGAAAAACGCTGAGATAGGCAATCTAAAAAAGACCGCACCATTTGGCAACATGATGTGAAATAATGTTGCTGCCCCTGCCATACTTGTGAGACCGAAGACAACGCAGTCTTCACTTTCTCCGTGATGTTTTTTAAAGTCATAAAGATACTCCTTCCTTACTTGACAATATATTGGTGGGATGTCTGCGTTTAATAAAGCCATAGTCCAAGAATAAAACCTACTATAAATCCAGCAGAAAACAATACGATTTCTTGTCTATAATACAGCGACCAAACGTTTAGTTTACTTAATATCGCCCCAATTTTTTCCTTTTTCATAATCAACCTTATTAGGTACTTTTAGCTCCACCGCAGATTCCATAATCTCAATTATGTTCTCTGCTTTTTCATCAGATTCAACAGAGATATCTACCTCATCATGAATCTGTATGTGTGGTATTATACCATTTTCATATAACGCTACCATACTTTTTTTAGTCATGTCAGCAGCACTTCCTTGTATTAATTTATTTAAAGCTTTGTATGTAAATGCACGTTTTAATGGTTCATCATATTCTTTTCTAGCTTCCTCTAAGGGTAGTGATTTAAACACTCCAAATTGCACAGGTTCCCAACGATCGAAATGACACGCACGGCCTAATAGCGTTCTTATTTTACCCCTATCGTTTGCTTTACGAGATACATTATCCATCAGTTGTTTTACAAACGGAGCTTTTGTGTGATATTGTTTAATTAATTTTTCCGCAGAATCTTTCATCAAACCTAACTCTGCCATTAATTTATTTTTACCCATACCATACATTAAACCAAGATTAATTGTTTTAGCTTGTTTACGTTCTATACCTGCCATGTCTGCAACAACCTGGTGAAAGTCTGCATCTCCTTGGTTGTATGCATCTACAATTTCATCAACACCTTCTAAGTTTTGTAACTTTGCATAATGCACCAAAATTCTTGGCTCTTGTTGTGAGTAGTCAAATGATCCCCACATATGTTTTTCCTCTGGTATGAATATAGATCTAATCAGTGGACCAAGTTCAGGGTGTCTTGCAGGTATTTGTTGTAAGTTTGGATTAGACATACTAAATCTACCAGTGACAGTTCCACCCTGGTCTGATCTTATTTGATTTATATCTGCATGTATTCTACCATTAATTGCATGTTTAGTTATTGAATCTATAAAAGTTGTATGAGCTTTGTTTATCTCTCTTGCTTCTGCAATTAGTTTTGGTAATTCGTGCGGATGATTTTGTAAAAAGTTTTTTGTAAAACTTGGCTCTTTACTTTTTTCTGTTCTATCATACGGAAGTTTTAATTTATCAAAAGCTTTTGCAATACTTCTTGCTGCATGTATTTCTACATCAACTCCTGTTAAACCTTTGATTTTACTAACAATATTAGCCTCGCGATCCATAAGATTTTTTTTAATATTTTCTGCTTTCTCAAGATCAACTCTTACACCTTTAAATCTCATGTCAACTAAACATGGAAATAATTTAGTTTCCAAATTAAATATATCCATTAACTCTTGATTGTATAATTCTACTTTTAATCTTTGCCAAAGTTTTAACGTAGATTCTGCATCACGTTCTGCGTATTGTCCTACAAACAATGCAGGTAATCTCCACATATCTTTTTTAGGATCAAGACCATAATTTTTTGCAGCTTCAACTAAAATTTTTTCATCTTTTCCTAAACCAATATAATGTTTAGATAAAACATCTAATCTGTAAGATAGTCTGTTTTCATCAATAAGACTGGCTGCAATCATTGTGTCAACAATGTGGCCTTTTAATGACAAGCCTTCTCGACGTAACCAACACACATCATACATAGCGTTGTGAAATATAAATGTAGTTTCTGTTTGATTAAATATATCTTGTAACCAAGCATAAACTAATTTTTTATCCATGTTACCACCACCTTCATGTGCTACAGGATAATAACCTTTCCAACCATCAACAGCTATAGCAACACCTACAATATGTCCTTCGCCTGCTACGTTAGCAGAACCAAGTGTTAATAAATTAGGATCATTAGTTTCTAAGTCTATTGCTATTTCTTTATAACCTTTTAAATCTTTTAATCCGTCTGGTGTTACCCATTCTGTTTCAGGTGTAAATAGTGGTATCTGTGTGCTTCTCACTTATAATCCCTTTCAATAATCATTTCTATGAAATGTATTGCTTTTAATAAATCTTGTTTCTTACCTTTGTCTCGATGTCTTATAATGTATTTAATAGCACACCCTTCCGGATATAGCAACTCATTCTCTACTACAAACTTACTAGGTTGAATTTTATACTTTTGATAGTGATTCCCGCCGTGCTGCTTGTCCCATACTTTACTCATAGTTATCCTCCATAAAAAATTATATCTTTGATGTTTTCATACGTTAATGTGCTTTGTGCATTTCTTAATAAAAAATCTAATCTTTCCATAATAATTTTTTTCTTTCTAATTTTAGAAGTTACTGATCTTCTTAATCTACCCTCTAGTTCTGATAAATCTTCTTTATCCCATTTTGGAATTGATAAAACATTTTTATGCCTGTCAGATATTTTATCATATAACAAATAACACGTTTCTGTGTATGTAGGAGTTAGTGCTCCAATTAAAAGATTACATTCTCTACATGCTGGCAATGTTTCACCTTTTCTATAACTTCTTTTTCTACCAGAATTAGCTACGGATTCTTTGTAGTGGTGTCTGTCTCTACCTGGTTCACCGCAGTATATACAAGTAATTATATCAAAATGTATGTCTGTCATATTATGTAAGCTCTATCAAAATTTTTAGGATCTACGATGTGCAGTTCACGCTTCGCGCGCGTCGCTCCGGTGTAAAAGAGTCTGTGTAATTCGTCAGGGTCATGGCTAAAAGTTTCTAACGCTGCATTTGTTAGATCCTGCATAAGTAAAACTTTATCAGCCTCACCACCTTTAGCTCCGTGTATTGTTGACATTACTATTCTGGGATTTTTATTTATCTGTTCGCCATTAGCTCGCATGTTACGTATGTAATTTTCTGTGATAGGATCAAGACCTTCAAAGGCTTCAAACCAAACATTACCTGTCATCAGTCCATGATCTTTTTTACATTCTTCAATTTTATATTTTACATCAGAGTGTAATGTTTTACCTTTTTGAAATCCAGGCATGACATTGTCTCCAAGATATTCGTATATGTTTTTTATTTCTAATGCATTTAATAGTTCACCCTTACGCCAGGATTCCCAATTGTTTAGAGCTAATAATAGTTTAAGTGGTATAGAGTTCATACCTTTGTATTGATAATACCAACCACGAATCTGACATAACTCTTTGATGTCATCTAAAAAATAATTGGCTGATGATAACACCAGCCAATTACCTGATGACATATCTACTTGTGTTGGATCAGAATATCTTTTTAGAATTCCTTGTTCTAATCTAGGTTTATAATCTTTATCAAATCTATTTTGTACTTTATTAATTATGTTTTGTGAGAGTTCGTGTATGGGCCCTCCAGGTATACGATAGGATTGATCTAAGGTTTGTATATCATCAACTTCTTCTTTGAGTGCAATAAAATGATCTACATCTGCACCAGCCCATTTGAATATTGCTTGATCGTCATCACCTGCTATATAAGTTTTCTCTGCACGACTCCATATCTTTCTTACCATGTCCCATTGTAATAAAGACAAGTCTTGAGCTTCGTCTATAAACAAAACTTTAAATTTGTTATGGACATCACCATCAATAAAATTTTCTAGTAAATCTGTAAAATCTCTCAAACCTTTTTCTTTTTTAAATTTATTTAACTCTTCAGCTAGTAAATACAACGTATTGCGTTCAATGTCTAACATGTTTTGCCTAGAGTCATAATAGTCAAGTAAATCCATACGTTTTACACGTGCTGTATTTATGATTGTAAGATACTCATTGTCAGAATTAAAAGTTCCGTCTTCGTTTGAATACTTTGCTGTTTTAATTGGTATGCCACATTTCTGTCCAAATTCTTTGTAGTCCTCTGTCTTCATCATTTTTTCTTTAGACATACCTAGTTGATTAAATGCGTATGAATGTAAAGTTCTAAAGAATGGTAAATCGTTTTCTTTATCTAATCCAAATTTTTCTGCAGCTCTGTCAGCCGCCTCGTTTGCAGCTTTTTTTGTAAATGAAAAGTAACCAATTTGTTTAGGCCTTATCCCATTTTGTATAAATTCGTCGACTAAGTTTAACAACGTTGTTGTTTTTCCGGTTCCGGGTGGACCTAGTATTATTGTTTTCATACTTTTTTAATTTCCTTTCTGCTATCTGTAGCTGTATCTGTGTTAATTCTAATTCTTCTGTTAGCTCTTGTATAATTAATCTAAATCTAAGATGCCAATTTTTACCAACATCTCTATCGTAAGTCTTTGGTTTAGACATTAAAACACTTCCTCTTGGTATTTGACTGGCGATACACTCGCATCTATTTTTTTCATTGTTTTTATTTTTATTACTCTTGGTTGTTGATTCTTAACTCTTATTCTTGTTTCTTCTACAAATATATCTTCAAGTCTTTTAATTAAATTTCCTGTTTTAATTTTGTCCATGTCCCAATTGTTTTTCTTTAAGAATGCATAGAAATCTTCCATTCTAAAATATGTAAAACCATCTTCTGTGTATGGTAACTTGTTAAATATATCGTCTTTGGTTCTTGCTGATTGTCTATTGGTAGTCCAGTCTTGCAACAATCCTGTCAATTCATTTATTGGATCTAATGATTCTAAAGGTTCTACTTCTTGTAGATTAGACATCATAGGTTTTAAAAAATGTTGTTTCCAATCTTTTGGTTTTGGTACAGGTACAATTTTATTTGCTTGATCTAAACATGCAAGTGCAAACATACCTGGGTTGTAAAGTTGTTCTGATTTTAATTCTATTCTAGTTTTATCTACATTTAAAAACCATTGAGGAGGATTAGAAGTATATTTAGTTAAACTTCCAAGGACTGGCATTTCTTCCTCACCAAATCCTACACCAAATCTTTTTGTTCTGCATAGTCCTGATTGACATACAGAATTTATTGGTGCATCCTTGCATCTATATTTATCATAGCCTTTTCTGTTTACAGATTTAATTAATTGTTGAACCTCACTATTACTTAATGGTGGGTCCATATATTTTAAATTTGCTTCTACAATTTTATCTTCCCAAGTATCTGGTTCAGATTGTTTGTAGTATACAGCTATATTAAACAAAGCATTATTTCTAGATCCTTGTCCAAATCCTGTTACAGCTAATTTGTTTAGACATGGCGGTCCCAAGGGGAAAGCCTCTTCTCTCTTTTTTTCTGCAACTCGAATTCCTTCAACATCTCCTCTGGTGCAACTATACTTATCATACGCAGTATAAAACTGCTCAAGTGCAAGAGCATTACCGTTATCATCAATCGCATATCGTAGTCCTTTCGTATTATTGTAGTAGGGTAAGTTTAAGAAATTACCAGTGTCCCCACGTTCCACTAATATTTCTGTTTGTTTTGGAAAAATTTCTGACCCTTCA